GCAATGTTCATGCCGGGGTGTGGGAAGAAAGCGCAGCGCTGGTCGATCCCAAATCCCGCAATACGTTCTTCTACGGCAGTTATAACTGGCCTGGGACGAAAAAGACCGAGCAGCAGGTGGACAGCACCGGCGCGCTCGCGGTGCAGCAGTTCTGCGCCATAGCCGACTCCCTCGTCACACCCAAGAACCAGAAATACCAGGGCTTCGGCACCGATCCGGAACTGATGAAGGACCGCGCCACCGCAGCCTACTTCGACTCGCTTCGCGATATCGTGCTGCACTACCGCGAGCGCGACATCGGCAATTTCCGGGGGCAGAATTTCAACAACTGGAAAAGCCTCGCCTGTTTCGGCAACGGCACCCTGTTCATCGATGCCTTCGACGGCCGCTGGAACGAAGGCGCGCGCGGGCTTCGCTACAAATCAATCCCGCTGGGCGAAACCTTCTTTGCCGAAAACCACCAGGGGCTGGTGACGACGCTGGTCAGATGGTTCCGTCGCACCGCCAACCAGGCCTGCGAAGCCTGGGGCGAGGATATGCTGCCGGGACAGTTGCGCACCGCGCTGTCGATCAACTCGCAGACTCCGTTCAATTTCCTGCACTGCGTCTATCCGCGCCCGATGACGGGGGAGCGCAGTTACGATCCCGAACGCCTGGATGAGCGGGGAAAACCGTTCGTGTCGCACTACATCTCGATCGAGGGGAAGTGCCTGATGGCGCCGCCTGGGGGTTTCCGCGTATTTCCCTACGCAGTTTCCCGCTACGGCCAATCCCCCGGTGAGGTCTATGCCGACGGCCCGACCCAGCTCGTGCTGCCGGGTCTGAAAACGCTGAACGCCGAAAAGCGCATCTTCCTCAAGACAGGCCACCGCGCCTCGGATCTGGTGCTGCTCACCAATGACGACGGCCTGATGAGCTGGAACCAGAAGCCCGGCGCCATCAATCCCGGCGGGGTCAACGCCGACGGCAAGCCGCTGGTGCATGCGCTTCCCGTCGGCAACATCCAGATCACCAAGGAGATGATGGACGAGGAAAGATCGATTATCGACACCGTGTTCCTCACTGCCCTGTTCAAGACCCTGACCGAACACCCGGACATGACGGCAACGCAAGTCCTCGAACTCCTGAACGAGCGCGGCATGCTGGTGGCGCCCGTGCTGGGACGGCAGTTCGCCGAATATATCGGCGGGCTATCCTACCGCGAGGTCGATCTGTTGACCGATATGCGCGACCACCGCGGAAAGCCGATATTGCCGCCGATGCCAGCCGCCCTGAAAGAGGCGCGCGGCGAATACTGGATCACCGACACCACGCCGCTGGCGATGTCGGCGCGCATGTCGGAGGTGGCAGGCTTCAACCGCGCGGTCGATCAGTTGCATCAGTGGGTCGGGATTTCTCAGGATCAGTCGATATTGGACCCGATCGATTTCTCCACCGCTGTTCCGGAAATGCTGTCGATCTCCGGCGTGCCGGTGCGCTGGACATCGGACCCGAAGGCAATCCAGAACAAGCAGAAGAACCGCGCCGCGCAGCAGAAGCAGGCAGCCCAAATCCAGGCGATGCCCGCGCAAGCGGCAATGATCAAGGCCCAGGCCGCCTCGCTCGCTGCCGGCACGCCGCAACCCGGCCAGCAACCGCAAGGGACTCCGCAATGAATGGCTTCCTGTTCAGCGACAACGCCATCATCCGGCCCGGCAGCGACCGGCGGCTGACGGTGGGGCGGCGCGTGGATGGCAGTTTCTTCGTCGATATCGCCGGAAAGAATAACGCCATCGCCCACATCACGCCGCAGCAGGCCTTCGAGATCGCCAGGGGATTGATGAAGGCGCTGGGCTACGAACTCGAGCTCGGGAACGGCCCATGACGGCTCTGCCTCATCTCGACATCAAGCGCCACGCGCAGGATTTGCGCGAGACGTGGCAGGCGCGCGCCATCGCCGAATCGACCGGGAAAACAAGGGCCGTGGTGCTGATCGTGCTGACCATGAGCTATTCCAGTGCCATGAAAACCCTGCTGCGCGTGCTCGGCTACCGCGACATCTCCCGGCCATTCTTGTCGAGCGGCGCCACCATCCAGCTCGGCGGCAAACTGACCTGCGATGTGACCGAAAAATCGGGGCTGGTCGCTCCAGCCGTGGTCTATGACTCGACCGACGATCTCAACCGGCACATGCGGGCACTGGCCGACAAGGTGCACATGACGGATAGCGAAAGGGTGGAATTCACCGCGGCCATTCAAAGATGGGTGGTGGCCGATCTGCGCGTCAACCACATGGGACAGGTGCTGCATTGATACCCACGATGGGCGAGACGCTGCAATATCTCGGGCTTCGCAAGAAGTCCTATCAGTCGATCTTCGGCACGGCAGGGGCCGCCGGCAGCGAGGCGATGAAGGATCTGGCAAAATTCTGCCGCGCGTTCGAAACTTGCGCGGCTCCGGACGAAAAACTGACCATGTTGCTTTGCGGCCGTCGCGAGGTCTGGTTGCGCATCATCCAGCACCTTCACCTTCAACCCGAAGAATTGGCGGCGCTCTACAAGGCCGTCTCAGCAGGAGAATAGTCATGGTTGATCCGACCCCAACCCCCACGCCGACCCCCACTCCCACCCCGACGCCAACTCCCGCCTGGCACACCGGGATCGATGCCGAACTGGTCGGCACCGCCCAGAACAAGGGTTGGGACATGACCGACCCGGCCAAGGCGTTTGTGGGTGCGGCCGCGGCCTACGCCGGCGCACAGAAGCTGATCGGCGCACCACCCGACAAGATGCTGCGGATCCCGGAACCCTCGGCAGAGGCGGCGCAGCTCGACGCCTTCTGGCAGAAGCTGGGCGCCGTCAAGGAAGCCAGGGAAATCGATTTCTCGGCGATCAAGGGCGCCGACGGCAAGCCGATCGACGACAAACTCGCCGACGTGCTGCGTCAGACCGCGGTCAAGTCCCGCGCGCCCAAGGACATGGTGCTGTCCGTGGCCCAGGCGCTGCAGGCGCATTTCGATGCGCAGGCCGCGGAAGCCTCGACCATCCGCGCCGGCGAGACCGCGGCGCAGCAGGCGGCGCTGAAGAATTCATGGGGTGCCAACTGGGACAAGAACATGTTCGTCGCCAGCCAGGCGCTGGAGAAACTGGCTTTAGCCGTCAACATGCCGCTCGACAAGGCAAAAACGGCCTGGGATGCCATCTCCAGGCTTGGCGGGGTCGGCGCTTCGGAAGCCGTCAACATGCTCTACGAGATGGGCAAGCGGATGGGCGAGGACAGGTTCGTCGCCGCCGGCGGCCCCGGCGGCGGCAATCTTCCGATGACCCGCGAGGCCGCGATCGCCGAGATCGCCGCGCTCAAGGCCGACACCCTGTTCCAGGAGAGGTATTTCAAGGGAGAGGTTGCCGCCAACAAGCAGATGCGCGCGCTGCACCAGATTGCCTATGGGCAGCAAAACGCGGCGTAGCCTTCGGGTGCGTTGCTGCACGGCCTTGTCCGGCGCATCTTCCCGCACATAAGCCCAGGCGTTCCGGTCCCTCGCAAGAGACACGTCCGGATTGGGTGAATGCAACGGCCCCCGTAAGGGACACGCCAGCTACAGGAGAAACAGGCCCCCATTACTGGATACGGCCCTGAGCAATCAACCTTGCAACGGGGTTTCAGATGGCTGTCCAGACGCAGAACCAAGGCCTCTATCCTGATTTTACGGCGCAGTATTCCAGCAACATCGAAATGTTGCTGCAGCAGATGACCTCCAAGCTGCGCGGCAAGGTCCGCGAGCAGGGCGGGTTTGTCGGCAAGATGGCCTCGCCCGTCACCCAGTATGGCTCGGTGACGATGAAGGCCCCTGCGGGGCGCGGCGCTCCGCTCAACCACGTCCAGCCCACTTCGGTTCGCCCGTGGATGTTCCCCCTGGCCGGCGAGGTTTCGGAACTGATCGACACCTTCGACCAGCTGGAAACCATCGTCGATCCCAAATCGGCCTATGTGCAGTCCACCGGTGCGGCTACCGCGCGTTACTGGGACGATGGCCTGATCACCGCCGCTCTCGCCACCCGACAGCTCGGCACCGATATCGGTTCCCTGACCCCGGAAACCTTCAATACCACCAACTTCCAGATCGCCTCGACCTTCGGCTCCAGTGCGGCTTCCGGCCTCACCGTCGCCAAGATCATCGAAGCTCGGCGAATCCTCGAACACTACCACAACGATCTTTCGATGGACCC